CCATTATTGCAATACCCCAAGAATTACTAGCCGAGTTAAAATGGATAATGAAACTCAACAACCGATTGACGACGCGACCCGGATGGCCGGGCAGTCGAAAATTCCTGGTGAGCTCCGGATGGCCGGACAACCAGATGACGAACTGACCAAGTTACTACGTAAAACTGGTAACGTGCAAAGTGAGTACGAGAAAACTATTCGCGCTGAAATTGGCAATGCTGAAACTCCTTCTGAGTTAACCAGCATCGTCAAGAACAAGCTACTTGACTTGGTTTTAGATGGGAAAACCTCCGATCAAAAGTCTGAGGAAAGTATCAGGACTAAATCTGAAGTCTTGGTTTCCTGCTTGTCAGAAGCAGGCCAAGAACCCTGTGGGGCTATGGTTGACAATTTGATCTACCACACGCCCGTATCAGTGTCTCAGGTATTTAGTGCCCATGTATCTCGACGGTATGTAACTGAGTGGTTTTTGGTGGGAGTTCTTTTGACACTCCCGCTGATTGTCATGAAGTTATTTCCGGGATACGTCGATTGTTTGATTACGGTACCATGTTTAAATGCTACTGCTCAAGTCAAACAGTTGGGGACGTTTCTTCCGAAACCTTGGTACGATAAACTAACGTTTTCAGGCGAATTCTGTACCAAAGATCAGTTTTATGTACCTGTTCTCTTTTATGTTCTTGTGGTCGTGACCTATTTTGTGTTCACCTCCATTCGAGAATATTCTAGATTGAAGCGGGTACTCTTGACTGTTAGGGAAAGAATTCGTAGCGTGATTCAGCTGTTACAACAGGAAAATGTAATCGAAGAGATCGCCGTAAGTGCTCTTGGCAATAGGGATGGTCAACTCGAACTGTTGGTGGATGGCAAGAAAAAGACACTCAACTACGATTACGCTATCAGACTTAGAGACTTTCTCTCTGAGATGTTTCAGTCTAAGTATAACGAAATCAGTGAAGAAGTGTCAATTCCTCGCAAGCCACTTCAGTCGATGACGGGACATCAGTTTACTAAACATGCTCGAATGCTTGTTAACCCATGTGGTCACAAGTTTGGCATTATTAATAGACTGAGTGCTGGGGGAAAGAAGTTTTACATTCTGCCCAACCATGTCTTTACTGCCGCAATCAATCAATGCATCCAAAATGATGTCAACAGAGATAAGAATATTCCTTTACTGGAGTTCATCTCTGAAAGTGACGTCACTAAATGTATTACTTATGATTACGTTATTATTACGGAGAGCAAAATAACGGAAAAGTTTGCAACCAATTCTGGATGGACTGCCAAGAAGATGGCTTCTAAGCCTAGCTCATTTGCTTCTGGTTTCTTTATCAGAGGAGACAATTCAGCCACAGGTGTTGGCAAGTTGACCAAGTTCCACTGGGGAGTAGTAACCCATGATATCTCATCTACGGATGGTGATTCTGGGACTATCCTTGTGGACAAGAGTGGTCATGCTGTTGCCATGCACGTAGCTGGAAAGAAGGCGAGCGCTATGATGGACACTGCTAACTATGCGGTTGTCTTGCCATCTCTTGTCAATTTGGAATTGGGTCTTACACCTATCGTTGAAGAATACAATCCTACCGAAAGGTTTGATGATTTTGTTAGCTTTGAGGAAGAGGAAGGACGCGAATACGACTTTATCGATGATTTGACTGGTAATTTTGAGCAAGAACGTTTTGATAGCCAAATTCATAGAAGTATGAAGAAACAGGATAACGCTATGAGTAGGGGTACTCCCATATCCAGTGTTACTTATGCCAAGGATGGTTCCAATACCTACAAGGCAGGCTTGGTTGGCTCCGCCGGGATTAAGATCACTAAGGTCAGACTCGGTGCTATGTCGACCAAGGATAAGAGCATTGTTGATGACACGGTCAGAGAACTCTCTAAACGTAGCAAGCCTAATAAGAAATCGAAAGTTGAATCAATTATTCAAACTGCCGGTACTTATGATTTGCAGTACTTTGATGAAATTTCTCTTGACTTTCTGAAATACAGACATCAAGTGGACAGACCTACCACCTCATTCGAGTCGTGGAAAGATAGTCTTACCCCACCGGTGAAAGTAGCGATGATGAAAGAATGGAAGAAAAAGCAGATGGACAGAAACTGGGAAGATGATCCTCCTGGATGGAGAGTTCCTAAAGCTCTCCAGAAATACGGATTTGATTTTCTCAGAGCTACGCCAACAGCTTTTTCGGTACCATTAGAGAATTCAGACGATATTGTTCAAAAGGCGATTATCGACACTCCTCCTTCATATAGACCACCAACAGAGGATATCTTTGGTGAGAGTGAAGTGAAGAATGAGGGCGATGATCCCCCAGCAGAATCGGGCAGTGATGGAATGAATGAACCGACGAGAACAGAACCTTCTAACCCCGGAATCAAGAGTGTTTACATTGTCGATTATGACGATGATAAACAACTTTCTACCGAAGAAATTGTGGATGCTATCAACAATTACGTTGTTATGCGTGTTGCATACGATGCGTATTTTGAGGAAATGATCGACGATATTCGAAACGGTGATAAAATGAAAGGTAGAACTCTTGAGAAGCTCCAGAACCGATTGGCCGGAGCTTGGGGTGCTTTGAAGGCGTTGCGAAAACAATCTAACTATCATGTAGCAGTACAATTAGCCAATTACAAAGGAGTGGAGGCGCTGCATTCGGAGATGAACCAGGTGACAATCACGATAGCTGAGAGGAATGAAATCATCGCTCGCATTTATGATGATGCCATTACCAAATCAATAGTTCAAGAGCGAATCGATAAGATAGCCAAGGAACTTGCGGAACTCAGAACTAATATCGAGAGTTGCAAGGACATCAAGAATCCAGGCAGCAAACTCGACTTGCTGACTTCAGTGGAGAAGAAGATCCCAAAGATCAAACCCGAAGCTGATTTTATGCCCAGTGAGAAGACTGGCCTCGCTTCTGAATTGGAAAAGCCTTTCAATCAAGCAATGAATGAAGAGATTGAGAAGAAGGCTTTTGAATTGCTCACCCAAGTACAGTCTTTAAACCTGGTGGCCCCTCCTTCATTAGTAGATATGTTGAGGGGGGCGACTTCATCAAGCAACTCTACGATCTCTCCGGAGTCTTCGACCAAGAAGAAGAGGAAGAGAACGAAGAAAGCGAAGGTTGGAGATGGCTTGGACAAGCAAGGCCAATAAAGCCCAAAAACTCTCTCGGCAAATTGCCGAAAAATAAGGCTCTCTTTGACGCTGTTGTGAAAGACTTTCCAGGTGTAGGAAGTCTGAAGTTCCCTCCTAGGGGACCCGACGCAGAAAAGAGTTCTCTACTTGTACATACGAAACTGCTAAATGAGAAGAAGAAATTGATTAAACAACAACCTGTGTCATTTGATGCAATTAAGTTCTTAGTAGAAAACTTGGATTTACAGTCAATGGAAGACGATTTTACCGTTACTATACCTAGATTATGGGACATGATGTGTGCATACCACTTGTCCTGCAATACCAAAGCCCATCCTGGGGTACCCGCCTATGTGTTGGCCGATGAGAAGGATACTGTCCTTAAAACTCACTTGGCTAATGTAATAAAGGCGGGTTTCCACAGAGCAGTGCGGAGGATAGCGTTTTATTACGTGATCAAGGAAAATAATTACGATTATCGTTTTTCGGCTGAACAGTTAGTAGTCTTTGGTCTCTGTGATCCTATCAGACTCATGATCAAGGACGAGCCACACTCTCTAAAGAAACAGCTTCAAGGACGACATCGGCTCATTTGGGTTTGTTCCATGTTTGATGAGATGGCTGACAAAGCCTTTCTTCGTCTTGACAAGCTCTGCATTGACCAATGGAGGAATCTTCCGATGAAACCCGGAGCTCCTCTTGGGCACCAGCAGGGCGATGCGAACATGATCCAATTTATGAAACGAAACCCCAAACTTAAGTCAACAGACGTTTCTTATTTTGATTGGATGTACAATGAAGATCTACACCGCTGTAATATTATAGCTCGGTATGGGTTGAAAACGTACGACTATGAAGAACTAGAACGTCTTTACCTTAACCCACTGGAGGTTGACGATTTCTATTGGGCCGGTTTGTATGTCCAACATCTTTGTCATATGAGAAAGGTGATCGTACTATCAGATGGTAACATGTACGGCCAACAATTTACTGGAATTAATCCCTCCGGTAACGCAGGGACTACTAATCACAATAATTTTGGCAGGTTACTTGTTCACGCTGAAGCCTGCGTACAATCGGGAGTGCGCGACTTACAGGCGTTAGTATTTGGTGATGATTGCGTAACTCAATACGGAGATGAATTAAAAGACGAAGACGCCATTTTGCGCGATTTTGGAGTGATTGTTAAAGAAGATGAAACCATCATTTCGGAGAACGACGGGCATCATACTATGTCTTTCTGCTCTCGGAGATATGACATGTGGATTGAAGGAGACGAATTGAAGTGTACAGATACTTTTCTGAACGTCGATAAGCTCCTCTCCTCGTACCTTCATAGCAATCGCGACAAACAACATCAGGATTCCGTGGAGATGGAACTTGGTGTAGAATTCGTGGAATGGTTGAATTCTCTCGAACGAAGCACTGGCGGGTTGGAGGGCGCCCGCAAAAACCTATAAATAATAGTATTTTTGCACCTGTACATATAATAATCTTTAAATATGGAAGATACTACTATAAAACAGCTTGAAGCAAAGCATGTTGACGATACTGAACGGTTCATCGATGCTGCTATTCAAAATCCTGACAACGACCGCCGTGGGGGTATTCCTGATCTTGTGAACGGTCCTTCGTTTACGAGAAGTCAGACGATATCTACCAACGTAGTTGGTTCGGCGGTTGCTACCAACACCTATGATGTCTACATTGTACAGTGGGATTTCGAAGTCCTTGAAACGGATACTTGCACTGGTCGTTACTTCGTTAGAAGCACTGACCCGGCTCATCCTAACTTGTATGATTTCAATGGTCCTACTTTCTCAATTGAGACCGGTGCTCTGGTTGCTTACGTCATGGATTCGGGTACCAGCCCTTTTCCTTCCAAGAATCCTTCAGTTATTGGCCCTGTGGCGCCCAAATCGGTGGTGCCACTAAAATTTGGCAGTGATGTTTTGAGTGGAAACACACGGATTGTTGGATCTGACTTTCAGGTCAAATACGTCGGTCCTGAAGTGACAGCTCAGGGTATCTGGACTCAATCGACGTACTCTTCGTACAAGTCTTTTGAGAACAGTTATTTCACCCCAGGAGCTAGTTCTGCAGCGATTGCCGGTGACCAGATATTGACGGATACCAAAGAACTCCCACCTGGTGACATTTCTTCTATGGTCAAGTACCCTGGAAGTTGTCAACGTCCAGCATTTGATGGCGTTCTGCAATCGGCAGTGATCAACTTTCATCACAACTATCCTACTTTGCCCTCGAACACTTATAAGAAATACAGAGGCATCATCCCCACTGGTGCCACTGCTCATTTCGATTTGTTCGTAGCGCAGCATCGTAGTGTTGTGAATGGTCACGTCAGTGCATTGAACAATCCTCAAATTTGGGATTCCAACTGTGAAATCCACTATGCTGTGGGCACGGGATTGCCAAAAGACGCTCCTTTACAGCTTATCCGTCGGATTACTGTTGAGACCTTTCCTAATCCCAATGATGATTTGATCGCTTTCGCTCATCCTTCGCCGATGGCCGATATGGTCTTGTTGGCAGATGTGATGAATGCATTTCGGTCGAGTCAGAGATTTTGGGCTGCGCGTGATAACGCGTTGGGAAACTTCTCCAGGGCCCTCAGGAAGGCCGTGAAGAAGACAGTCAAAGTTGGCAAGAATGTAGCCCAAGTTGCGGCTGTTACAAATCCCCAAGTCGCTGCAGGATTGGAATCATACAAGGGTATGTCCAGTCTGGCGAAGGGGAAGAAACCCGTAACGTCAGCTCAAGCAGAGCAAAATGCACGAGACATTCAAAAGTTATCCTCAATGATTGGCCAAATGAAAATCAAGGGGGAGAATGGGAAAAGTTCTACAGGCAATTTGTCTCTCGCCGCTCCCAAGAGGAAGCGAACAAAGCCGCCAGGTCAAAGCTAGGGATTGTGGGGTTAATTGTGAGCATTTGCGGGGTTTTCGTTACCGCATTTGTTAGATGAATCCTCGGTGTTGTCAATGTGCTTTGTGTGGGTGGTAGGGGATCAGTGTTGGCACGCATTGGTCGTGGTGTCGCCGAAGACATTGTGCTACGCAGTTATGGTTTTCC